AGGGGTAAGCCAAAGCAGCAAAGACACTTAGCTTGAACGAAGAGAAAGCCGCGTCATTTAGGCGCAGTCGGTAACATGCCCTTATAGGGCTAGAGCAAACCACCCGCTATGCGGGTGGTTATGATTTGTTCTGTGATGTATCAAAATGTTTCATGTTTACCATCCCTAGCTTGGGGTTTAAAAATCAACAGATTCTATATTTTTCCCGCCGCTTTTAACGTGTTGTAGCTAGGAAGATAACGCTTTGGATTAACGACACATAGCTGCTGAAAAACGGATGAAGCCTCTTCTCCCTGAGACAACATTGCTTCATCACGGTTCTCATAGTAATACCGGATAACATTCATTACTTGTTTCTCGTTTAGCATCAATTTTATTCCTTGATTTACAGCATTTTCCTTTTGAGCTTTATATACCGGGCTTTCAGTCGAGTAACTTCCTGTTCGTAACAGGACCTCTTCTGCGGGAGTAGAAGGATCTATATAGTTCAGTCCTGCACTCGCGGCATACTGCTGGAATATAGACTGGGACATACACATAGCGGAAATCTTTTCCTGCCGAGAAATGTCACTGTTTTCTGCCCCGGCGCTAAACACGCTGGCAAACAAAGCCCCCGCAACAATAATATTTAATGTTAGATTTCTACACATATTTTTATTCCGGCTTGTTGGTTTTTGAACCTCCAGATTCTACACCACCATGAACGTGCGATGAAAGTTTAATCCCATTTCCTGTAATTTCACCCTTCGCTGTTACGGTTCCACCGAATGTTGCATTTCCACCGTTACCGCCACCACCTTGAATAACCGCACCATTTAATATAATAGATGGTGAGTTTATTGTGATTGAATTTGATGAAGTAATTTCCGTTGTCGATGCGACTACGTTAATTTTATTCGGTGAGACAATATTTATCTGATTATCTACGAATTCAACATATTGTTGTGGTTCTGCGTTTAAAACTCCACCCAGATAAATTGCGTCTGAATAATTGTGTGTTCTTTTTGAACCTGGCAATGCCGGTGCTTTTGTTGCTCTGACGCTACTGATATCACGATCACAGATAGCAATTAGACCAATATCACCAATCACTGGATTCATAATGACAGCACTGTTACCACGCTGGAGGCGAAATATTGGAACATTATAGATTATTCCATTCTCGATTTTTCTCCCGGTTCCCGTCATATTATGCACCATCGGCTTGACATCTACGGTTTTCCCATTCGATTTAATGATAAGACCCAAAGTGATAAAAACATGCTGACTGAGAAATTGCCTCATAACAAAATCAAGGGTATTCGCCTCACTACAAAAATCAGCTGGCTTTGTTGTCAATTTTGGCATTGTTGTCACCCTCCTCTTTTACGGGAGTACCGTTAAATGATGTGTGCCACTGACCACCATCAAGCCAGGATGTGAGATAGTGCTCCGCCCCTGTTATCAGATAAGTGCCGCTAGCGTTCGGTAAAGAGGTTTCTATTTGTATCTTACGACCTAAAATAATTTCATTACTGAAAAGGGTAGTTGCTGTTATTCCCACGCCAGTAAATATGGGATAGCCAATCAACCCATATTTGGAAGACGTAAATAACAATTTTTCAACTTTCGGTTGACCATGCGGCCAAATAGTCACTTTATCAATCCCGAAGTCAGTATCTATATCTAACGCATTTGCGGCTTGCTGGATTTGATTAACAACATTTCCAGTAAAATTAGGATTTGAGATAACACCTTTGGCGCCATAATTTTCAACCGTTAGATCGGCTTTTTTAGCCATTGCAGTAATAATATCGACAATATCCACATCTCCCGATGCAGTGAACGGTTCAACTTCCTTTGCTCTTAGGCCAAACATCACACTGGCTGTTATCGTCAGGGGGGCATCAGGTAACTGATTAAAATCTGCATAAGCATCACTGATAAAACCCTCGAATATGGCATTACCATCCGCCCATACACGCATTAAGTTGAATTTTGCACTACCAATCCAGATCCCGCGATAGCTCAACGTTGCCATTTGACTGGTTGTTAACCCCCAGATTTGTAATGTTATTTGTGTCCCTGATATGCCGCCCCACGCCGCTATGTTGACATAAGCGCGTGCATTTTCGATAGTCAGTATATTGTTACCGCTATCATCAAATGTCTTGCCGTCAACTAGCTGAAATTCAACTTTGATATTGCGTTGCTTGTACGTCATGGAGTCACCTCTCTTGGGAAAAGGTAATATAATTTGTAGCGCTGCCCTAACCCTTCCCAAAGGGGATCGGATGAACCATCCAGATCAGCAAAAAACAACTCACCCTGGAATCGTAAATAACTGTAACGAACCATTTTATTGCAGTTGAGACACACAACTCCCTGCAATACAGGTTTATCATTTACAGTTAAGTCCATATATAAACCCGTGCTACGTTGATTGAGGCGTATCATGCATGACTGCTCATTCAATGTCACCGTGAACTCCTGAGCCTTGGCCGCCCTGAGCGCTATTTCAATCACGTCAATTTCCTCGATAATTCTTCTACTGCATCATTGAGGTGGTTAGTGGCACTCAATACAGAATCATTTAACGGACCGGTAATCGTTTCTGTCGCACGCTGGAAACCGGATGAAACTTTATCGGCAACTTGTGTTGCAGCACTAGAAACCGATTTTTTTAATCCAGTCAGGGCCTTTTTGACATCGGATAATGTAGCGTGTTTTGTTGCACCTGTTTTTTGTTCAGTGTTTTTGCTTGGACCTTTAGCCGTCTCATTCTTTGTTGTATTTGACTTATTAGCAACATTGCTGCTCATCGTCACTTCAGCAATGTCTTGTACGGCTTGGAAAACTGCGGTCACAATCAGCAATGTGACGCCGTTATCCTGCTTTATCCGATAATCGTACTTAATCAAATCGTAACTTGTGTAAGTGGTATCGGGTGTTTCGATATCGTAAATTTCGGCACTGGATACCATCTTATTCAGTGTCTCCAGGACATCAGAACGGGACGTTAACGTGAGATTTGTCAGATTAGGCATAGAACCAGAAAAGCCGGTCCATCCTTCAAATGAAAATGTCACATGAACTTCACCGGGCCGCTGCACTTTGTTGTACGATGTGTAGCCACCTTTCTCTATCGGTGCAGTGGTGATAGATGCCTCTCGTGTGACTTCTACTGCAATGAATGAGGTAGGCGTAAACGGCTTATCACCAACGTTCTGTCCGGATGCATAATAAATACCATACCCTGGGGATATCATACTGTTAACAGCAGACAGCAGATTGCCGCTACGGAACGCGCTAAGTACCGTTGTTTGATTGAGAGAAAATGCCATTATCCGGTTACCCCCGTTGAATAACTTGTTGCTAGCGTTGATCCACCTATTTTCTGTCGGGCATCGTCAACCACGCCTTTTACATTGTTAGCGTTAGAGCTAACTTGAATAGTTCCGATGTGGTAACTCTCAGAAACAGAGGAGGTTCGGTTGTTATTTACCGTATTCGAACAACGTTGTGCCGCCACATGAGCGCCAGGTTGCGGCATATTCGCCAAGACTTTTGGGATATAATCGCGGGTTTCTTTTGGTGCGGCACTCAGTCCTTTACGAAGAACATTTCCCTGTCCCCAGTTATAAGCCGCCAGCGCTTTACTCAAATCGCCATCAAACATTCTCATTAGCTGAGATAAATATTTTGCCGCAGCCTCCGAAGATTTCACCGGATCAAAGACGTCATCATCCTTTAACCCAAAATTTCTAGCTGTACCTGGCATAAATTGAAATAAGCCCCTGGCACCTGCTTTGGACACAGCATACTGATTACCTCCCGATTCCGTCATGGCAACACTACGTAATAAACCCCCCGGTAACCCGAACTGCTGCTCAAGTTGCGCTAATTTCGGTGATAGCCAACCCAGTAATTTCATGCCGGTAGTATTTGATGAAATGTCATCCTTTGACAATACATCTACCACAGCTTGAGGGATCAACAAATCAATTAACTTATTAATTGAATCGGTCAGCTTATCTAACGCGGTTTTTAACCAATTATTACTGTATTCCAGCCGCTGCTGTCGTTCATCCTCTGCCCGAATAATACGGTCGTTTTCGCTGCGTTTTTCTTCCTCTTTGACTTCTTTAACTACGGTCTTATCTGGCTTAGAGGCTTTGCCCTCCAGTTTTGCCTGATAAGCTTCATATTCTTTTTTACTAAAAAAAGGCGTCCAGTCGCTTGCCAGATAAACCCCATACGAATCCAGTGTATTTTTGGTCTCCTCTCCGACAATCGAAGTCGCGACTGACTCTACAGGATCATATAACGCATACCCGATAGCGCCGTATATTCCGGCTTTCCCTATAGCCCCTTTGCCTAGCAATCCGCCGCCACCTTTCCCCATTTTCAGCATAGATGAAGCCGCGCGATAAATTCCCCACAGCCATCCCGCAAACTTCAACCCAATCAGACCAATGATGACATTACTCCAACCACCTACCACATCCGCAGCCTGATTAGCGACTGAAATAATAAAGCTCATCTTATCGAGAAAACCGCTGACCGCTTTTTTAATCTCTTCCGGATGCTTATTCATCCAATCAGCTAAATCCTTTAGCCAGATATTGAATTGATTGATGTACGGCAAAAGGGCATTAAACAGAATGTAGCCTGTTTTCTCAAAACTCTGGCTTATCTCTGTCCACTGCTCACGGAAACGACGCGCAGCGGCAACAGATTTATCATCCACACCTGAATTGGCTGTAAATTTATCCACATCTTTGAGTGCGTGACCGGATGAGAACCATTGTTACGCGGCGTACCCGAACCCAAGCTCACCGCCATAGGCTTGCTGCTGATCTTTATTGAGCCTGGGAAAAACACCGGTCAGCTTGCGCATGATGGATTCGGTACTTTCTGAGGCAATATCAATATCCACACCCGCTTGTGACGCCGTTTTTAACAGCGTCTCAAGCGCCGGATCAAGCGCAACACCTGATTTTAACCGGGCTTTGGCATCATTAATGCGTGAAAATGCCCCGACAATCTCATTTGCGCTCACCCCGAATGCTTGACCCGCTTTTGTCCAGCCATCAAGCGCCTTAGCCGACATGCCGAATGCATCAGCAGCAGTACTTAACTGATTGAGATTGCCGGTAAAGCTGGCCACAAAACTTTTCAGTCCACCGAGTGAGACCGTAACACCCGCCAAAGCCAGGATTTGACCCTTTATGCTGGAAAAGAAAGAGGCGGCTTTCTTTCCTGCCGTCTCCATTTCTTTTGCCACTTTTTCAGTTTTCTTGCCGGTTTTGTCTAATGATTTACTGGTTTTCTTTTCGCCATCATTAAACGAGTCAACCAGTTTTTGCATCACCTGAGCCAAACCACCGATCCCGGCAATCACCGCAGCTTCACCTGCACTAAATTCAGCCGCGTCCAGTCCCAGCGTTATAACAAGTTCATCTATAATGTTTGCCATCAGTTTTTACCCTGCTGTAAAACGTAAGCATTGTGATTATCGACCTGAACAATCTCAATTAACTGCCAAAGATCCTCCACTCCATAAACTGTATCCAGCTCATGGAGTGTCGCTTTTCCTGACGAGATAACGGTCGCTATTGTGCCTGGGACATTTGTATAACTGACGATACCGAATGGCTTTGAGATATTGGAATAGCGTGGTGGGATTACGATTGGTCGGCGGTTTTGAAAAAATCCACGTGTAATTTAAGCACCTCTGTGCGCAATTTCAGCCGGGTAACAATTTCTTCAATGTCACTGTCGATCAGTTCACGTTTGATTTTTTTATCTGCCGGATTCGGGACCATCTGTACACAACCCATCAATTCATCAAGTAATGGCCTGGCTTCATCAGGAGCAATGCGAGAAATTGCTTTCAGTCCAACCACCGCTAATGCCGCCATGCCTAGATCCCGGAAATTATCGGGGATATCCAATCCCTCTCTCCCCATTGCCACCAATGCACGAATAGCCCACCATTCAGCCTGCGAAGCAGGCATTTCCTGAATGTAAAAAAGCTTTCCTTTGTCGCGATTATCATCATTCATAGTGATGAAGGTTTCTTTACGTGCCATTAGCTATATGCCTCACCTGTTATTGACTCCCACTCAATGACGGCCTGTGCCGCTTGTAAAACCTTGCCTGCGTCCGGCATGGTTTTCCATTGCTTCAGAACGCCGTTCACCAATGTGTATTTACGCCCGATGGCCAGAAGAATAACCGTCGCATTACATCTGAACACAGCGACGCTAGTACGTGATGTCGTCGCCCAGGTATCAAAAATGGTGCGACTTTCCGAATCAGGCATAATATGGATCGTCTGATTGATATTGCCGTAGATAAAACCCGCTGACAGTTTACCGTCCGCCCCACGCACAGTTTCAGCCAAATCTAACGCCTCAGTTTCGAAAATGTTATCTGCCGCAAATCCCTGTAATTGCACACCAGACGGATATAAATTAGTAACTGTCAGGGTAATTACCGCATCAGCAGAAGTGATTGTGTCTGACATTATTGAACCTCCGTAGATGCCATTTCGAATTTCTGAATACTGCCACCGTCGCAATACCACAGTGTACAGCTTGGGCTGGTGCGATTTGCACGCATAGAGGCAGACATTTCCCCGATATACAAGTAATAACCCTTCGCGATTATTGACGTTGAAACATCAGTTCCCACGGCGTTAATAATTTCCAGCTTTTGGGCAGCCGATAATGTTACGCCTGATCGGATACCGCCCCACAACTTAAACCGCTGGATAACATCACTCATTGAGGCTTCCACCAGCGCACGGCCAGCCGTGTTATAAGGGATAGTCTTGTTGGATTTGAACAAGGCAATAACCGCGCCTTGCAAGTTCGCATTCAGCCAGATTTGACCACAGAAGGAATCTAACCACTTAAAATTACCGGTTATTGTGCCATCAGCCCAGTAATTTTCGGTGATGTTATTGGCGGCATAATTGCCATAGAAGTTATATCCATTAGCAATCAATGCATCATAAACATCAGAATCGATCACATCAGGACTGAGGCCGTTCAATTCTCTAAATTTAAACGGAACACGCCCCTCCGTTCGCTCAAAATCCAGCACTGCCGCATAACCTAATACCGCTGCCGGTTTCATATTATCAGAGCAGAAAACAGGAACGACACTCCCGTAGCGATTAATACCAATAATTTTATGGGCGATAGTTTCCTGGCTGCCTTTCACTTTTGCCGTGCCGCTTGTTGTCCAGGCAACATAGAAATAGCGATATGCCTGACTACTAGCCCATGCGGATAATGCAAGATGCTGTTCATCTGTACATTCAAATACTGTCGTAAAACCGGCCCATTGCTGAGACTGCGTTTTAATCACGGCAAATAGATCAGGAACCGCCGACACTGTAGCTCCCTGAGAAACCGTTGCCCCTAGTGCGCCAGTGAACTTAAGAGCCTCGGCCCCATCACCAGTACCATAAGTGATATTTGTATCTTCCGGTTTAATGCTGCCAGAAACATTGATGATGAAAGCTTTACGGGTGGTATCGAACACAACCGTTACTGCCTTACCAATCGCTGTTTCAATGCTCTTTGCTGCATCCGCAAAGGATTTAACCCCATCAAGATTGATTGCGGCATTTATTGCTGCACCATTGATATTGAGTTTCAACGTACCGGACATTTTTTGCAGATCGGTAATGGCTACCCCATTAAAAGAACCTGAGCGCAACCAGGCCGATACTGCCGCTCGATTAAATCGCGAAAACAGTAATTGGCCGGGTGTCTTTGTACAGTTGTTGTACCCTGAAAAATAAATAGCCGCCATGCTATATTCTTCGGATGCACCACCGAAATATGCCGCCACATCTTCTTTAGTCGAGAATGACAACACCGCACCAACAGGTGCATATATATTATCTGTCAGTAATAATCCATTGAGATCAACAGCATTACCCGCTGCCGACAGCACCCCCGGATTAATTCTCACGTCTTTACTGATTGGAATTGCCATGAATAGACTCCACTGTTTTAGTGTTCAGCGTAATACTGTCGAAAAATAGTTGTTCTGTTGTCACAACGGGGTTGATTTGAGCAGTAAATTCAAATGTCCAACGCGACTCATATTGCTGTTCACCATTAATCATCGTCGTCTGAATCGGATCGCTGGCATAAAGCGGTACCATATCGATACCTGATCTCTTGAATAGCTCACTTGCATGTTCAGTACGCACTGTCGTTGCAATAATGTAAGCATCCTCATGAGCGAACTGACCGTAACAGTCAATTTGACATGTCCAGCGTGTCGTCCGAGTGATTAGATTCTCCCCCATACCTGCCGCTGCTGGTGCGTTATAGATCACTACACTTGTTGATAAACCAGTGCTGTTCAATGGTGTCATAACAATAAAATCACTATCCGGCATCGGTGAGCGATTTATTTGAGACAAAATAACGCTACGCTTAGGTATTAAGGCCATTAAAAAACCGCGTAATGCGGTTGTTATATCGTCTTGTGTTACACTTATCGTTGCCACTATTACTCCCCACGCTGCAATGTAACAGCGAATTTGCACCAATCCGGCCACGCTTCCAAAATCTGCACTATCAACCACACTTCACCATTAATAATCAGCAGATCACCCCCTTGCTGCCTGGGGCGGTTGACAGCATTAAAATTGCCATTCACATAAGCCGCTTTGAGTATGCCCTGAATATTCAAACCGTTTGTATGTTGCAGATCAGTAAAAGTAAGTGGCTGGATTTGTGCGGTAACGGGTGTTGTAATGTATTTCGGGATTTGCTTGCCACTGGGTGCTATATCATATCCCACACTTACCCATATCTCTCCAGGCGAGTGAGGATTAACAACCCCAACAGCACCAGATACAATATGGTGCAGGTTCATTCGTTCCCCTCATCAACCACATAATCAACACTATTTAGCATATGTTTTGTGTGACGTAACGGCGCATCAAATCCCTTTTTAGCTATAGTTGATTTTTCATTAGCCGGTGAAGTGAAAGAACGAATGGATTGCTGAATTTGCCCCTTAATAACTTCCCCGGTCATTCGTAATGCCACATCTCCGCTCATATCATTATCCCTCAGACACTGTGCGACAGTATCACCCCATTCATTAGCATGTTCGTTGATAGTGTTACGAAAAAACAGGCGGGGCCGCCTGTTGCGACTCGGATCACCAATCTCATTACTGATTGCCACCATTGCAACCGAAGTGCCATCGGGATAAGTCACATTTTTGAAAAAACCAGCCCGCAATTTTTTGCCTTCACCCACTCTTTTAGCTAATTGCTTTAAGTAGCGTTTTGCTGCATCACCCCCCTTGATACTGCTCGACATTAGCGCCTCCATTGAGTCCGTGGATAGTAATATGACGGATAGTGAGAGGGAGAGCTACCGGGGATGTAACGCATAGTTCTATATTGCGCTGTTGCCTGCCAGTACATAGCCCCATATTTTGTCTGCAAGAACCAAGCAGCACGTTCACTCACAGCACCCATATCAGCCGAAACGGAAACAGATCCCTCGCTTGCGCTGCTAACCCGCCCCACGAGCGGATTGGCCGCTGTTCCGCTAGCAGATAAACGATTAAGTTCAGCAATATGAGCAACAAGCATATTCAGTAACATTGCTCGTTGCTCAAGATCACTAACTGGGCTTTGGGCCGTATTGTTAAGATAGAGTGTTGCTTCAGTAAAATAGGTATCCAGCAGAACATCACTGACAGAAGAAAACTCTGGGTAACGAATGCGAAACTTCACGACATCAAAAACAACAACAAAGCCCATTAGCTTAATCCTCTTCTTTTCGCTGCTCGATATTCTTACCCGGTTTTTTGGGGTCGATAGGCTCCAACCCGTTCTTTAACTCGGCTTTTTCCTCAGCTTCCGTCCGGGCCTCTTTGAGCTTTTCCTGAGCAAAAATAAGCCCATTTTTGACTAATTTCGTATCGGCATGGAGTTCCAGATATTTGTCAAAAAATGCTTTATCAACATCATATGTCAATCCATAACCACCAATAATTGTTGATGAATTTATCCCGTTTAGCGTCACGCGATTCTCATCAATTTCAATCGTTAACCCGTGGGGCAATTTACACCCCACAATGACTGTCGCCATTTAAACCCCCAACATTTGTGCAATAGCGTGTGGATAACGAATAATCGCCCCCCACGTACCGGCTGATTTCTTTTGTTTAAAACTGGATGAACTCACAACAACCGCGTGTGCCCGCATTTTTTCAGTAAATGAGGCATAAGCCGTTTTTTCACCATCAAGCGTATCGGCAATCAATTGAACCAGCTCCCCTGCTTCTGTACTGTATTCAACCGCCGTTTCAATCGTCAGATTCGGAAAATTCTTTTTCAACTGATCGGTAACATTAACGTTGTATTGGTTGGTTTTTGTCAGATTGACTTCCGCTGTTGGCGACATACAAAGTTTCAATGGATCTGTTCGCTCCACCAGCCCTTCTGTCTGTTTTGTAAGCTGTTTGAATAGACGTTGGGAAATATCGTCATAAATTGCCTGCCCGTCTTTGGTTTCCCACGTTGTACCATTGGATTTTCCGTTTGCCGCCGGTATTACCGGCGCACTTAACCCAGGATCATTCAACAGTCCATAGTTTTTAAGTCCCGCAATACCATAGAAATAAGACTTATTCATAAACTTGTTTAGGGTTAATGCGCTTGCGGTATTAAGTTGCGCCGCTCGATTGATACGGGCCGTACCGTACATATCCAGCTCACGCTCCCCCCAGACAGTAAATGTTTGGAAATGATAGCTCTGGCGTTCCACCCAGTTCACGTTAGCGTCTGACATGCCATTATTGCTGTGATCACCGTATGAGCTCACTTCACCTGTTGATTCTTCAACTGGGAACTGGGTTGTCAGCGTTGTCCAGTCACCTTTTTTATTTTCACCGATAATTTCAGCCGCTCTCATCGGCGTGACCAACACACGAACCAACTCAGGATCGAGATAGTTAGTCAAATACGCAGGAACCCCGGCGTTACTCACGGTCACCATAGCAGGCTGTGCATCCATAGCTACTGTATAGTTATTAGCATATTGGGGATTTAAGTAATCGACGGCCTGTGGTACTACAATGCCGTATTCCCCTTCAATATATTGAAAATCTGCGTGTCGTTTCATTAGCTCCAGGCCCCCATTTTGACTAATTCACCCGCACCAGCAGCGGTACCGGCAACGAATTTGGTTTCGATAAAATCAGTGATAGTTTTTCCCGCTGCGGCGGTCTGTACCTCACCCGTTTTTAAGGATGCGTAAATCTTATCCCCAACTTTTGCGGGCATACTTGTTCGTACCGTAAAATCACCCGCAGTAAATAAAGTGACTTCACGTCCGGGTTGGATCAGCATAGATGCTTCACCCAGCCAAAGAGTGATAGATGCTTGTCCGTCACGCCCCACAAAACCAGACGGAGCACCCGCTCCCTTGTTCGAGACGACACCATCAATCACCCACGCAAAGCGCCCAACAGTCACACCTTCCTTACCCGCAATCAATGCGCCTTCCCCTGCAAGCAAAATGGCGTTAGGGTTAGTACTGGCAAATGCTCCCTCAATACCGGGGGCTGGATAGTGATTAATTTTGTTCGGAAAACCCATAGTTAAACCCTCACTAATTTAGATGCGGTGGGAAAACGTTTTTCAAAAGAATCTATAGCCGCAGAATCCATTGCCAAGCGGGCTTTAGGTTTTGCTGACTCGGCTATACTGATCTGCATTTTCACTAAAGAACGATAAGCTGACGGATGAACGCCGGTTGTATCAACCCCCATCTCATCAAGTGCAACCTTGTAAATTTCGTCAGCAGAATCCATTGCTACTACATCACCGATGAGGGGTTTAACCTCAGTTTCAGCAATACGAATAGCATTAATGCGATTCACTGTATCTTTTTCTGCCTTTCGAGTCGCTGCACGAATAGCAGCGTCCATTGCGTGCTTGCTGACGCTATCCTCTTCCTTTGGTTCTGGTTTATTATCGGGATCATCGTCCTGCGCAGGCGTGCCTGAAATTAACGCCCGGATTTTTTCCAGGTCTTCCTCCGGCAATTTACCCGCAAGCAGTTCGAGTACTTGCGCACAGATATCATCATCCTGCGCGGGTAGCTCTGCTGGCTCCTGTGTCTCCGCATCATCAGCAACAGCTTCAATGATTGAGGCAAGCTCCGCTGAGTCGATTTCCATATCCTGAGCCAGAAGGGTACCGAATTTATTTTTCGCCGCTTCCGCTATACTTTTCGCGCTATCACCCACTTTCAGTAATGAGGCAATTTCTTTCGGTGCGGCATCTTGTGCTAATTTCGGCTGCAAGTATGCCCCCAGCGCTGCACGTACAGCGACAGCCACCATTTTTTTATTTAACTTCATGTGTTTTAACTCCAGAGGGAGGGAATCGCAGACAACAACATCTGCACCGGCTCGCCCTTCTTCAACAAGAGCGACATGGTTCCCGACGATATCGCGCATAACACCATCATGATGAATTCCGTCATACGTGCCGGGGGTCATATCAGCTACGTAGTGATACGCCGCTGACAATTCTTTTTGTTCATCCGATTCAATACCCGCTATAGATTCAGCATCCCAAATTGCCAAGCTGTTTTTCAGGTATGTACCATCGAACATGGAATTTGATCCCGTTGTACCGACAATCAATTCTGTTGAAGGTTTGGCCGCCGTGACGGGAATGTGTTTTTTCAATAACGGCAGGTTATTGAAGGTTGCAGCCCCTTTTTTTATTTCATCAGGGTCACGCAACAGTTTGTACATACGATTAGGATCGAGTCCTAATCTTTGCCAGTTCGGGATTTCTCTTCCGTAATACGATGATACCGTCGCCTTAGAGATAGGACTTTCAACAACATGCAAACGCCCGTCTCTGTCGTATGAGCGTACAGAAGCCCGATCTAACGCCAGACCGTGATTCATAATATTTCTCGGATTAATTAGTTGCTTAGTTTAGGAATGACGACCTGCCAACCACACCCGCAATTGATTTCTTCACCAGGCATGATCCATTTGCCGTCAATATAAAGCCCTTTTGATAAATCGAACTCTTCACCATCCGCTTTCAAGTGTGATTGACGAAATTTTTTTGCTGCACGACTGTGCCGCCAGATACCCGTTTTAAAACCGATTGAACGCTGCCGGGCAGATTGCATAACAGAAGTTGCTTTATTGTTCTGGTCACGAGCAATCAGTGCTGCGCGGCGCTTAGTCATGCCGTAACGCTCTTGCAAGGCTTTTGTCAGCGTTCCAAGATCACGCCCTCTTGCTACGGATTGCATTACTAGCGTTTCAACTTGCGACAAATATTGCCGTGGAATACTTTTAATCAACCCAACATTCTCACCAATGACCGCCTGTAGCGCGTTATTCATTTCTGTCGTCATCGTGAAGGGTATCGAAATATGTGCAGCATCTAACGCATGGATTAACGAGGCATCCATGTTATCCATTGATAAAGCCGCGAATTTTTTCGCCAGTTTGTCAGCTAAAGCATCAAACTGCTTCAACCAACGCCGGGTTAATTTTCGCATTGCTGAACGCATCAACATCGCCGGGCTAGCATCCATTGCCATTGCTGCACCGCTGTTCTTATAGTTGGCGGATACCCAGTAAATCACTGAGTTATTCATCTCATCCACCAGCTTATATAGCTGCCTGCTGTACCATACCCGAACGCCCGCATTAGGTTTAATTTGCCGGAGCACTTGGTTTCTCGTTGGTTTCCTCATGTATTGAGCCTGCCGTTATTCCAGTGAATAGTTTTTTGGCATCATCTTCATCAATTGGAAACGCTGTAGTCACTATCGCTATGGCGCTTTCAAGTGAGAGTAATCCCTCCGCATATTTTGTAACTACATCCACGATACTGGATACCTGAGCACCGTTCAGGGATTCTTTTGCCATTCCTTGACTATCATGATCTGATTTATGTTCTGTATTACTGATATCGTCATCATCATTAAATGAGTCCTTAACATCCTCGCTGTCGTTTTCGATATCATTAATCTCAAGGGAGTGATACGGGCTGTTTTCATCATTGGCTAGACGTTCGCGGGCTTCATCTGTACTAATCACATTTGCAGCAATTAATACTGAATCAGTATCTGCATCGGTCTTACGTATGTTGGCTTTTTGTTCATCAGTCATTTGATATAGCGGTTCGAATGTAAAGCTAATATCAGGATCAATTTCGCCAAATTCGGATAATTGAATAATATCAATCATTCGTGCCAGCCCATCTTTCACCAACATTTGCAAGGTAGCAATAAAGTCATAGAAAACACGGATTTCCCCATCAGATGACGCATTTAGCCCACTCGGTGTGATACCGGTAAAAATAACTAACGGTATGCTACTGACTGAACTCATATGTTCCTGAGACTGGGCTTGCAGTGAATCAAGGCCGCTCAGCGGTGTATTGAACTGGAAAAACTCCTCTTCATTATCCAGCATCATTACTCCTCGGTTATCACGCATCTTATTAAACAATTCTGCACGATAAATTAACTGATCGGGACTATTCGTCTGTCCTTGTAATGTAGATTGAAGATTGGTTTTAAATCCAGACACAGAGAATGAATGGATCAAATCAGATACGCTATCACGTGTCCTATACCAGTTTTGTACATAAGATTCTGCAATCTGAGTCAGTGATAAGCCGCCGAAATTATACGCAGGTTTAAGCATATCGGTTAATGGCCGGGTGATAAATGTAATCAAACGACTGTCATGTACAGTCTTTGCCATCACATACCAACTTGACGGCTTATAGAAGTCATTGCTCAACGGGTTGTTAGCGTTATAAATCCCCGGATATGTCCATATTGGTTCAATAACGTTAAAACCAATAAGACTTCCTTTTGTGATTTTTTTAGGTGACAGAAATAATCTAGACTCAAGTTCAACCGGATCGGTTGCAGCAAGCACACCTTTTGATGTTCGCACGTCAATATAAATCTGACCGCGCCCAAAAAAGCCATCATGCTCAATGGCCTTTTTTAACCGTTCACGAACGTGGAATTTTTCAATAGCCTCATTAAGCACTTTGATTTTATCGGATTTGTCATCATCCCCCACTGATGTTAGCTTTATCCACTTACGAGTCATTTCTCCTGCAATGGTGCCTACCATTTTCCGATATTCGGGTAATTGTGACAGTTGGGCCAGATAAGGATAACCGGGAAAACCCACATCTCCCGATATACCACCTGTCCCCGTCACATATTCATAAGGCGTAGAATCCATTGCCATTAATGCGGACAACTGTTCAGTGGGAACAACACCAGGAGGGGGCCTGTACGGTTCAATAGGCCGAGCTATTTTTCGCTCTGTTATCGATCCGACAGTATCCGGATGTATATTCATCGGCTGAGGCGCTGATTGATCAATAGCCTGTTCAACTGGCAAAGCCTCCGCTTTCTTTTTATGTCTGAATCTGAAAAACATTAAATTCGCCCCAACAGATTTTTAGATATACGAAGTGGGTTGTTTTTACCTGTGATATAACCATCCAGCGAATAACGTACCGCATCCCAACAATGGTTATGTTTGTCGAGCACCACCGGCAGGACTTCACCGGTCAGACGATCGGTCTTGTATGAATAGAGTCTTGCCTCATCAATCATGTGCTTACAGCGTTCATGAATAATGATTTCTTCAAAGCCTTTAAGGTAAGTGATCCCGTCTTCGACACTTCCGGGCCATTTTGTAGCGCCGTCAATGATGAACCCCTGACGCGACAAGTAACTGATTGTTTCAGGTCGGCTGCAATCACCATGAATAGGCCACTTTCTAGCCTCTGGAATTGAGTCATAGAACTGGGGCATCTCGTCCAATTCAACTCCGACGCCATAGGCTTCATATTCAATATATAGTTTGGTACCGATAATGAAGCAGCGAATTAATGTTGACGGGTCATTCGCGAAACCAAAGTCAGCCCCATAGAAAAGTCGATCAGCTTCTAGCCATAGCTCATCAGAAAATGCTTCAACCCGGTACTTGCCAGAGAAAATAACCGCTTCACTGAGTGCTTTTGGCAATCCAAGCCAAATATGCTCATACGCTTCATAGTCGATGCGTTTGCAATATTCCATCTCTTGTCGGAGTACGTCAGGGAAAAAAGCGTTATCGCAATAGTTAACTTTTCGAATAATCACACCACCATCGGGCGGATCTTCCTGATGCCGGATCATCAGTTTGTATGTCGGGTCTTCCTCCTCGCGAGGATTAAAAGAAACCCAGACTTCGGATTTATTGGCGCGAACTGTCGGACCGAGGATATCCCAACTATCTTGTGATACCGTTTGAGCTTCCTCTACCCAACAGATCTTAATGCCATGCATCGACTTGATGCTTTGAATATTGTTTCGAAGACCTTTAAACGTGAAACGAGTGCCATTCCGACCTTCTATCTCGTTATTCTTGACTTTGTAGAAGTGGGACAGCCCAAGATCAATAACTTGTGCCTCAAGCAGCGCAAGGACGGAATCGTTAATAGAGTTTTGGAATTCGCGCGCGCAGAGAATCGTCATTGGTTCTATTACGCCCAACAATACCAGCGCACGAGCAATCTCTACCGATTTACCGCCACCCCGCCCGCCATACGTCCAACGCCAACGGACAGAACCTAATGCACGGTCATATAAAACCTCTGTCGCCCAGTCACTACTAAAGGCGTACAGAACACCATCAATTATGACCGGGCTATCTGTTTTCCCTCGCGGAGCTTCTCCATGTGAGAAGCCCACACATCAGCCGGGCAATTCGCAGGGGTCACAATGCAGACTTTTCCGTAACTCAGTCCAGCAAGATCGACATTGACCTCAGCCTTATTGCTGCTCATGTCGATACCGGTAAGCTGCGCAGCGTTCTTAATATTCGGCGCAACTTGTCCGAATTTCTTATCTGCTAACGCTTCTTTCCCGGCGCGAAATGACAATTCAGCTAAATGTCCAGCATTGAATGAAACAAGTAACGCCGCTTCGTTTCTCAGTTCTCGAATGCGGGCTTTTATTTCAGGTCTGCGCATCAATATGGATGATTGAGAATCAGCGCGAGCCGGAGAGTAACCCGCGCATATTGCCGCCTCTTTCATCGGCATACCCGCCGCTATATTCTGAGCAAACTGTTCGTATTGCGGTTTTAGAATCCCTGCGGTTCCCTGCGAACTTTCTGCGAACTTCTCAAGTTCATGTATATTGCTAACACTGCCTATTGTCTGACTTTTCGCTTGGTTCGCATCAGGTTCGCACTGCGTACTTTCAACAATAGTGCGACCCCATCCCTCAGTTTTCGCTCTTTTTCGAATCGCTGCATCACTAATACCGTGTTGTTTGGCAATCTCCCTGATTGAGAGAAGGCCAAAACGGTAATCACGCTCTATTCTCTCCCAGTCAGTATTTTTTGCCATCTCTTTACCTTAAAATAAAAAAACCACCGTGAAAGGTGGTCAACATGCAATATTTATTCAATAACAAAGAATCATCACTCAGTTATTGCTTAATTCGGCTTTCCGTCTGATATTTACCATTCGAACATAAAAATCATGCATATATTTATAATTTTCTTCACGTTTATCAATAGCCTCAAAAGGCTTAAGCCACTCATCAACCTGAGATTTGCACGTAATAAAAGCATCATTCACTAACTTCTCAGGCAGTATGTCTGCTGATAATTTAGGAAGAACATAATCATTTAGACATGTTGTCATAGGATCTGCGTATTGGGTTTCCGAGTACCCAATACAAGGTAAAATAAAAACAATCAGCAATCCGATAAGTTTTACGCAATTGAATATTTTTAACATCACTTCCTCCTTGCATGGGAGGATTATACATTAGGATTATCACTAGTATGCGATAGATACAAAACGCCACCACGAGATGTGATGGCATGGGGATATTCCTGTAGCTACTCAGGGAATGGACACAGAAATAAGAATTTATCGTTAGAAAATTATGTTAGTGAGGAAACATGAATAACATCACGATTATTAATTCATATCTTCATCTATATTAAGAAAATACGATCCAGCTCTCTATGTGTTATCTAACGAAAGGTAATAGACTGTCTATTCTTTAACCTTATCAAAATTAGGAGATAAACAGTGCTTGAAACAATTTCATATATCCCTATCTTAAAGACCAAAAGAGCTGAATTTAATGCATTAAATCAACTCGACACTTTTACGAAATCAAAGATTATTCCTCTATTAGAAATTGAGCCAGTTCCCATAGACCCTGACACAGATATCCCAGATAAAACATATAATGAAATGTTAAATGGGTTTGAGAGAAAAATTCTTTCTGGGTGTGATGGTATTCCTATAGTATTTTTAGATGGGATTTTAATCGAAGAGCAATTTATTGCTTCAACAGACACATATCCAATTGAAAATGCGATAATCCAAGCAAGAAACGCTGGGTTTAGAGTGATTCCGGTAACATCTCCGACCAGATCAGTTGATTATAAACAATCTATCAGCACCCTTGTGCAGAGCGAAATTTGCTTCAGATTAACAACCACTGATTTAGTCAATCCTCAGCTAATTACTGATTAACCTCAGCTTCGTTTAAAAATAGCGATATCACAATCCCGTAAATTCAAGCTCGGTTTTTTAGGTTGGAATGTATAAGCAATTAAGCCCGCGACGATTTCCAATAAAAAACCGAGCTGACTGCGGT